TCCTTGATCTTTCCGACCAAGGCGGTTTCGGGGTCTTGCCCGAATTTCTGCAAGAACTCATTCATCAAGGCAGTGCTGTCCAGCAGGTTTCCTCGGGTGTCGTGCCACCTCGCGCTCTCGATCAACCTAGCTCTCTCCTGAACCATGTTGTACCTGACGGTGATGTCTCGTTCTCGAGCCACTTCCTCAATAAAACTCTGCATGATCTGACCTTCCTGCCCAGCGTGGTCGATCAGATCCTGCCTCTCCTTGCTTCCCGCCCTGCCCATCCTGACCGTGGTCTCAGCCAGATTGCGCATGCTCTCTTCGGCCTTGTTGACATCGACGTGAGCCAGCTCGAACGCGTCTCTCCATCGTTTCAAAACGGCTCCGCTGACTCCAATCGCGGCAGCCTTGTTGTTGATGTCCACGATCTTCTCGGAATACTTGTTCAGGCTCTCGATCCCAGCGGTGACCAGCACGGTAAAGCCTGCCACTCCTGCTCCAGCGACGCCGAGCCTTCCTATGAATCCGACCATGGCCTTCTCGCCGCCGGTGGCGAGCTCTGTCATCTCCTTGATCTTGCGAGCCATCTCGTCTTGATGGCGCTTGAACTTGTTGATGCTGTCCTGAGTCGATCCGCCTCCGAGCTGATCGAAGTTTTGCTTCAAGTTCATCAACGCGCCAGACGCGTTGTCCGTCAGAGAAATGACCAGCCTCAGTTCTTCAGTATCAGTCGGCATCTAGCGGCATTGTCCTGTTGGTTTCGGTCTTGTTGAAGGCGCCTCCGCCTTCTATCTTGACATCTGCTCCTCTCGGAGCATTGACGTCCGCGGTCAGCTTGCCACCGGTCACCACGTTCACGGTCCTGGTGGAATTTCCTCCACTGGTCCCATCCAACAAGCCTCTGTCTCTCAAGACTGCTTCCTTGTTGGCCCTGGCCTGAGGAGACATGATCTCGAAATGCATCGGGTCACCGAATCGACCGCCCCAAGACAGGCCATGCTTCCAGGCCATCTCCTCGATGTCCTTTGGCATGTCCGTGGTCCTGCCACGAAATGGATTGCGACCAGGATTGATGTCAACCGCCGCGCCATAAGCGTGCATCGACAGACCTCCGCCGCCAACCTTGCCTCGATAGGTGTAGCCGGAAGCCGAATCGATACGATATCCTCTGTCGATCATCTCGTCAAACAGAGCCTTGTATCCCTCGGCGCCGGCCTTGTTGACCTGAACCGACTTGCCGTTCTTCAGCGTGATCCACGTCAGATTGGTTCCTGCTTGCCCAAGCTCTCCACTGGCAGCGTAATTGAACTCGCCTTGCTCTCCTCTTCTGGTCGAATATGTTCTGGCCTCTCCTGGTGATCCCATCGAAGAACCTTCGGAGGTGTCTCCAGGAGCCTTTCCACCTCCCGTGGCTCCTCCACCTCCCGTGGCTCCTCCACCTCCGTATTCTCCACCACTACCGCGAAATCCAGGAATGCCACCTAACCCCTTCAACTCGACCTGACCTTGATCCAGCAGCTTGAAGTTCTCATTCATCTTCTTGACTTGAGCCGTGTTCTCCTCGAGGGCATCGATGTAATCTCTGCCCTGACCCAAATCCTCTTCCATGTCTCGACGATCCTCGATGTTTTCGGATCGCCTCATCCAACTCCAGTCACCACTGAATCCAGGAGTGTCGTAGACAGACTTGCCACCACCACCACCAGCTGTTCCACCCATCAACTTGCTAATCGGAGGAGCAATCGCATGTTGATTGTCCTTCATCGAAGGGACCAGCGACGGAGGAACCATTTCCTGGAACCTCTCCTTGAACGTCGCTCCTTCCTCAGAACCAGGCCAAACCTTTCTGATCTCCTTGACCAATTGAAGGATCAACTCGAGCCCATGAATGACCGCACCGTCTTGCTTCAGAGCGCTGGCCATGATGTCATCGACCATGTCTCTCATCTCTTGACCGATCTCGGTCGTCAACTTGTGATAATCACCGGCCGCTCTGATCCTGGCCTCGATTGCCTTCTTTCTCTCCTCTGTCAGCTTGGTAATGCCAGTCAAGAACTTCAGAGATGGATCAACGCCCCACTTCTGAAGATACTGATTCTGAAGATTGGTCGAGTCCAAAACATTATTGTTAGTCTCCTTCATCCTGTTATTGTACACGTTCCACGAGTTCTTGATAACCTCCGTGAGCTGCTCCTCGACACTACCCAACGACAATATCTTCGCGATATCTCGATCCATCTGAGCACCGAACGCCCCGCCGCCCAAGGCGATGATCTCCTGTCGCTTCTCACTTCCGATCCTTCCCAGGTCTGCCAGCGTTCCAGCCAACCCGGAAAGGCTGGACTGAACCGTTCCGGCAGACACATTGATCTGCTCGTATTGATCCATGATATTCTTCATGGTGGCTGGATCCATACCGATCACTCTGGCCTTGTTGGCCAAATCGGTCATTCGATCGGAAAATTCCTTCAAGCTGTGAAGGCTCACTGCCAATATACCAGCAAATCCGGCGAACGCCGCACCGGCAGCTCCGAATTTTCCGATGTAGTCAGTCATCTCCTTGTGACCACCGGAGACGACTCGAGTCAGCTCCTTGATCTGATTGGCCAACTCGTTGTGCTGCCTGGTCATCTCTGCCAGATTTTTCTTGGCAGAGTCGGACAGCAGTCCGAGCTGCTCCTTGATCTTGGCTATCCCGGCCGACGCCTCGTCGACCAAAGTGACCCGAAGTTGAAGCTCTTGTAGATTGGCCATTACTCACCCGACTCCTTGGCACGCTGCCGCTCGAGCTGGGCCGTTCGTGACAAGTGAAGCTGAACTTCGCTCAACGGCATATCGAGGAAGATGCGAGGATCGAGGTGATAGTGGCTGGCCAATCGATAGCAATCGAGTACCATTCCGTCGTCGATCTGCGTGATCACCACGCCCGCAGATCTGGTAAAAAAAACTTCCTCAAGCGATAGGCGCAGCTGTTCCAGTCCCGTGGATCCATGTTCTCCAGCAAGGGAGCGAGCACTCCTGACAGCGCGGCCATGATATACGTCATCTTCCGCTCCTCGATGATGATCTCGCCGTCCCACAGCATGCGAGTTGGATTGCCAATCCTGTTGATCTCGCTGGCTCTCGGTTCCCGAAAAGTAAGGCTGGTGATCTCCTCGCCCTTGTCGTTCCTGATCTGACGATACAGCAATTGGACCGTGATCGGCCAAACATCGGCGCTCTCGGAAATTTCCTTCCTCAAGCGAGAGTTCTCATCCTCGAGAGTGGGTTCAGGAACGGGCTGCTCCAGCTTCAACTGGGATGGCAGTGGTTGCTGAGGAGGATTCGATTGCGGTGGCTCTACGAGGGGTGACTCAGGAGGGACGAATCCCTCTCGCCTCTGACCATTTCCTTTTTGAAGTTCTGTCATATCTCAACCTCTCTCATACGATAGATATCTCTTGACAAGCCAATCCTTCCCATCGAACCCTGACCTGACCGTCTCTGGCATTATTCTCGAACCCGGACTTGCACGTACCTCCTGTCAAAGTGTACTGCATCCCGTTAGCGAGCTGAGCCACCACTGTGACATTGGTCTCCGCCTCGAGGTCTTCCAAAAGAAGACCTGGTATCGTGCTCAGGTCTCCCTCTATGTATGGAACCCGAGGCAACTCCTGATAACCATGAATGCCGTCCTGCCCGGCGATCATGGTTCTCTCTACCGAGCTGGGACTGACCGTGAAGTTGCCGCGAAGGGCGAGCTGAGTCCCGTCAACGGTCAAGAACGCGATGCCTGCGAATCGTTGTGCCATCTTCTATTTCTCCTCAATAGGGCGTTCCACCGGAGGCCTGGAATGGAGGCGGAGCCTGTCCGATGATTTCCACGTCGATGCCTCGATCGTACTGCAACCTGAACTGAGCCAGCACCGCGAAGACTCTGAGTTGATTGACCAGATCAGGCGGATACAGAACGTTGACCCTGTTCGGGTCGTTCGGGTCCCGCTCGACGATGAGATTGGCCTTGAACTGCTTGAGGTTCTCCACGAGTCCGTTCCACATATCGATCTGATATTCGTTGACCAACTCCGCCTTGATGATGCCGGGAGTCACGATGGCCTGACCTGGACCGAACTTGGTCCCGTCGTCGGCCAGCTTGTGCCTCGGGAATTTGGTCGTGATGGCATGCCTCTGGCCGCGAAGCAGCTTGGCCAACGTGGCCAAGGTAGTCACCAGCTCGTACGCGTCGTCGCTCTGACCATAGAGATTGAGGCGATAGGTGGTTTGCTCCCTGAGGATCATCGGTTGATTGTCACTGCCGACACCCTGGATCGCCAGACCGTTCGAGGCCAACCCATTGTGTTCCGTGAAGTCAAAGCGATCGGCAATCGGACAAATCTTGATCTGATTCTGAGCCAAGGTCTGGAGTGGCCTGGCTGGATCATTGATCAAGGCTCGCTGAGCCTTGGCCGCGTAAGCGGCTGCCGCCTCGAACATCGGTGTCGGAGTCGTGGCCTCGTAGGCCATGACGCTCTCTACCGGGCTGTTCATGGTGCTGCCGAACGTGATCAGATTGGCATAGGTGCCTCGCTTGGCCGCAAAGATGTGACCAAACTGCTGGCGTTGCCATCCCCAACGACCCGTGTCGTAGAAGCCGTATTCTTGATCCCACGCGGTCATGCTGGCTGAATCCGTATAAGGCATCGCCACGTACTCGAAATCCATCATCTGACTGTTGGCAATGGCATTCGTGAATACCGGAACGCCGGTACCAGAACTCAGCAATCCTCCTGTCGGAAGCGTGACCGTGAGACCGGGAGGAGTGAACTCACTTCCCATGGCTCCATAATAATTGGTATTGACAGTGATTTCATTTCCATTGACTCCCTTGAATCGAGAAGTCAAAGTCACCGTGCCAGCGGAAGCAGTCGCGGTTACTGGAAGCGCCACTCCGCCCTGAGCATAAAAGTTGGTGATTGCGCTGACGATCGCGGCCGCGATCGTGGTGGGAGTGTCCGTGCTCGAGACGTTCACCGGAACGTGAGTCCCACTGATGTAGAGATGAAGTGTTCCCGGAGCAGTGAGCGTGCCGGAAAGGGTGATCGTCCCTGTGGCGGCTGTACCAGCAGCTGGTTCGATTATCGGGAGACCCCAAACCTCGTTGGCAAAGTTGTTGGCAAAATAGGCCTGGAACATCCTCGACAACTCGGAGCCGGCACCAAAGGCCAGATCTGCTTGAGCCTGACTGCCGATCGGGACTGCCGTGTCGGCGGGAGCACTTCCCGCGACGATCTTCACGCCAACCATCAAGGCGCGAAGGTTTTGAGAAGCCAAACCCGCCTTGGACGGATCGACTTCGACCCAGTAAAGGGGTATCTTTATATTGGCTGGAATATTAGCAAAACTGATAGGCATGGCCTAATTCCTTCTATTTAACCCTATTTAATAGGGGATTTCCACAACTTTATGATAAGTTGAACTCTGGTTATTGGGTAGAGGATGATTCCTATGAGGAAACATTGTTGGTTTGTTTATTGGCTCTACAGCGATCACGGCACTGATCCAGAACGGCATGGCTACGTCGGAGTCACGAGCAGTTTATTTAGACGAATTTGGTTTCATCATTGTCGCGACTTCCCAGCTTTCAAAGTCAAAATTCTGTTACGTAGCACTCAAGAGCAATGTCATGCAATGGAAAGACGGTTACGTCCTTATGAAAATATAGGGTGGAACAAGAGAGCTGGTGGACCAACCTATATCGGAGAGCGTGGTAGAAGCAACCCCAAATCACCAGAACATCGTGCAAAGATACGCGAAGCAGCATTGCAAAGATATGAAAATCCCAAACAGCATGAACTCACGTCAGTATCAGTCAAAAAAGGTCTTCCGAAGAATCACTCCAAAGGCGCAAATAATCCAATGTTCGGTCGCAAAATGTCAGAGGAGACCAAGCAAAAAATCAGAGATAAGATCAAAGATCGGTCTTCGGTTTCTCTTCGCTCTTTTCAGAAGACAACTTAATCGAACCTTCCCTCAGTCTGCGAAATGTGAACGTGTCCAGAGGCCATCCGATGTCGCCCTCATTGCGAAACCCACCGGCCTTGGGATGAACCAGCAAGGCGCGCATGTCATCGGCGGTAAATCCATCCCCGTCCGCCGGAACCACGCGAACCTCCTCGACCCTTCTCGGTACTCCAGCCCTTCGAGCTCGAGCCTCCTCTGGCGTCTTGAATGTCGTCTTGACACTAACCATTGTTCTGTCTCCTCATCTCGTTCCGCAATGACTGGAGCATGTACTTGACGTGGATCGGAGTCACTGCATTGATGTCCTTGTTGTTGACCGCGACGGTCACGTCCATCTCATTGAAATCATCAGTGATATCTGGATACCACTCGCTCCTGCTGAGACAACTGATTTCGTATTGAAGCTCTCCGAAAGGAAATTCATTATTGGTTCCAGTGGCTCCGAAAACGTGACGTCGAGAACCACGCGCGGCGCTTTCTATTCCCACGCCTTCCGGATTGGCCTGCTTCAAGACGTTCATTAAATCCGGATTTGTCCAGAGCGCAATCATGATCTTCTGATAGCTCTCGTCCATCAATCCTTCGAGATCGTCCTGGTCGATCGCGGCCTGAATCGCGGAGAAGCCGATGCGAGCAGTGTGAATGAACCTGACACATCCCGCGTTCGGATCTCCGTCGGGAATCATCAATTCATCGACTATGTAGACGCCGAGATATGGAATGAGCTGAGTCTGAACCGGAAGCATCCTGGTCTTGCGACACGTCCATCCTGCAAAGTAATCGTATCCGCTGACGATGTCGTACATCGCGTTCCTGATGTCATAGGCAAAACTTTGATTCTCAACGATCAAGGGATCACCTTCAATTGCAGCGTGACTTCTCCGCCGCCGTTGTGCCAAACGTTCGTGATCATGTAATCTCCCAGCGCTGGAAGCCCGGACAATGTGTCCGCCGGAATAGTCACGGTGTCTCCTTGAGCCGGCAATGTTGAAAATTCGACTGCCCTGATGTCGAGGATCGTGTCCTGATCTCCGAGGACACTTCCATCCTCGAGGACCACGTTCAGAGTTCTGCTGTCGTAAATGCCTCTACCGCCTCCCGTGTATGATTCTCCGGAAAAAGAAGTAAACATCACGGGTCTACCAAAGACGGTCTGACATGGATCGTAAACCATAATCGACATGTTCACTGCCATTTGACGTTCTCCAGCAAAACTGTCATTCTGTCAACCAGTTCTCGATAGAGAAAATCCCTCAAGACCGGCCTGTTACTAGCCACCGCGATCGCTTTTCTTCTGACTCTATGTTGAGCGATCTTCGCGGCCTGTTTCACAGAAATTTTGAAACGCTTTCTTAGATGAGGACGTCTGTGTCTTCGCGGCCAAATCACGGTCTGAACTGTGTGATCGTCGACCATCCTGGTGAACGGTCTCCTGAAATGAACATCTTCGGTCTGCCATTCGTCCAGTTCGATGTACATTTCATGAGGGATCACCTCGATTTGTTTCGTCATGTTGTCGAGTTTCTTGACTAACTCTGTCGTGTCGAATTGCATCACCAACATCAGACTTCGTACCTTATGTAATGAGTCAACAGATTATTCGTGACCGAATTGACGATCGCGGCTCCTCCCGGAACACTGGCAATCTGCTGACGAGCGTCAAAGTACATCACTCGACTGTCCTTGTGAGATATGCTTCTGATGCCACTAACGGCGAGACGTTGCATCAGGGCCTGACCTTCTCGAACCATTAAGGCAGTGGCCTGTTTCAATGCAGGTGGTGCCGAGGCAGGAAGTGCATAACCACCCCAATAGGTCACCTTGATCGGTTCACTATAAGCCTGAAGCAGTTCGATCTTGCCGGAATTCTTCTCGATTAAGTAAGTTGACGGATCGATGGTCGTTCCGGCCGGACTTTCCACGGTTATGGAAATGGAATCATCGAGAGGATAATGACTCAGGAAAATCCGAGTCATGGAATTGGTATCATCGTGATTCACGCATCTCCAGATCTCACTGACCTGTTCATAACCGAACACGCGATTGCATGTCGTCGCAATTATGTCTGAATATTGAGTGATGAATGTCTGATAGAACACGTCTTGAGATGTATCCGTGGAAAGAATTCCAAAAATGACCTTGAGCTCTTGAAGAGTCAACAAATCATAGGTGGTAGCCGGAGTCAAAATCTTGACAACGCGATCGGCCATCAACGCTCTCCATCATATTGCTCAAAAAGTCCACGGAGCGGAAGCGGCTCTCCATCTGATCCATCGTCGTTGATCGGGATCACGGTGTAATTTTCTCGATCGACCTTCCAGCCCCTGAACCTCGAAGTCACGATCGTGGTCGTTCCGCGCTCTCCTCGATCTCCCTTTGGACCTGGCTTACCTGGCTTTCCCGCGGAGGCAATGAGCTGCCAACCATCTCCAGGACATGGCCCTGGGTCGTCCGCCCTGGCAATGAAGCTGCATCCATTGAGAGCCACGATATCCATGAAGGAGTATGATTCTACCTCAGAATGAGTCCCTCTGATCCTGGGCATAGTTGCATTTTTTCCAGCCAAGGCCACGCAGGTCCAATCCTCGTGTGGAGGCTCTCTGGCAGTGTCTGATCGGGCCTGGTAGGTTGATCCACGGTGGACTACTAGATCACCCTCGTAATGAACCGAGCCATGGGCGAAGCTCCTGACCTCTCTGAGCTTCCCCGGACTCCCGTCCTTTCCATTGAGACCAGCAGGGCCAGAGTCTCCCTTCTCCCCGCGATCACCTCTCGGACCCTGTTTGCCTTCCGGACCCTGACCTCCTACCGGACCCATCGGTCCAGGAAGTCCTCTCGGTCCCTCGGGTCCAGCCTCTCCAACAGAACCCATGGACCCGATTTCACCCTTCTCTCCAGGATCTCCCTTCTCTCCAGGGTCGCCCTTCTCTCCAGGGTCGCCCTTCTCTCCTATCAGTCCTTGTGGTCCCTGGTCTCCTCGCTCTCCAGGACCACCTTGACTTCCCTCGCGTCCGTCGGAACCAGCAAGACCAACATCTCCCCGATCGCCTTTTTCACCTCGATCACCCTGGAGACCCGGCTTACCGTCGGCTCCAGGTTGACCGCGTTCTCCGGGATCGCCTCTCTCGCCTTTCTCTCCTGAAGCTCCTGAGTCTCCCTTGGCACCAGATTGACCTGGCTCTCCCTTTTCTCCGATCGGCCCTTGTTCTCCCTTTTCGCCATCTCTTCCATCCCTGAGTTCTGCCAGTCTCGCGGTGATGCGACCATCGAGAGCAGTCATTTGAATCATCACTTGAGTCTCTAACTTGGCTATGATCGCCGAAGTCTGAGCCTCCATCAATTTGACATGCTTCTCCCATTCCTGAACCCTTCGATCCATCACGTCGGCGAGAGCCAGCTTCCATGCATCAATCAGAAAGTCTCCGCCTTCCGATGGACTCGGTAAGTCTGATGAGGTCTCTGGCAGCCCGTTGTATGTCATAGTCTTGAGCCTTCGCGGGTGGTTTGGGAGGTTGATCCAATTTTGGTCCAGCTGCCGGAGGAGCGGGAGGAGCGGGAGGAATTTCTTCCGCCGAACTCAAAGGAACCACTTGCTGTTGAACTCTTGGTTCATCACCGAATGGAGCGTCCGGCAAGCCTTCCAGATTTCGAGCCTCGTTAGGTGCAAAAATACCAGTTTGCACACCGCGTGCCAATGCCTCGATCCGATCCTTGAACGCCGATCGCAACAAGGCTGCCGTATCGAATTCCACGTATTCGTCCGGTTGACCCTTCAAGTCGAAGACAACGCCGAACGCCTCTTCGACGTGATTGAGGCAAAAGCCCAGACCCATGGCGATCCAGCTCTGCATCAATAATTCCGTTGAACCATACGTTGCTCCACCAAGACCGAGGATCTGAAGTGGAACCCTGAAAGCGAGAGCGATGTGCTCGTTGGACAACTTGAGTATGTCAGCGGTGGCCGCGTCCTTGCCAGCTATGGCCCAAGGCTGAACCTTGAGACCAGCAGTCAAGATAGGCGTTCCGCCCTGATAGAGACCCTTGGATTGCTCATTCCATCTGTCGCGAAGAGCCTGAACCTGATCCTTGTCGAGCACCAGGTCTGTGGATATGACCGCGGATGGTCTGGCCTCGTTCAGGTAAAATTGGGTCTGCTGCTTGGCGATGGCCTCCGATACTCCTATGTCGCCGTAAGCAGAAATGATCGGGCTTTCTCCAACCAAAGGTACTGGAAATCGCCGCTTCTCGACGTGAAGCCTGATGTGAAGCACGTCGCGCATCGGAACGACCAAAAATTCCTCATCCATCCTCTTGGCCAAGACATCGTTTCCAGCCATCCAGTAAAAGATTTCCCCGGTCTCCGCCAAGCGAGGATATGACATCTGAGGATTCATCAAGTGAAGTTCAGAAATTTCATAGCGGGAATTGCGAAGAGCCAAGGCGTACGCGTTGCCTGTCAAATACAGCGATCGCACCAGATTCAGCATGAAGTCGCTGATGGACTGATACGAATTGGGATGCCTCAAGATCCGAGCCAAGGCGGAGTTCGTCACTCGATCGCGTCCACCTCTCGAATTCAATCTCCAATGGTCTCCGGGACACATCGCCACGGTTTGGGCATACGCAGACACGCAAGCTTCAACCATCGCCGAGCAAGTGGTGGCATAGATGGGGTTGTATCCCTCCTGCCACCAATTGATCGATGCTCCATTGGGCAGCCATCCTCCCGTGATCGGCAGGTAATATGGTCCAGGACGAAAATTGCCCTCAACCGATTTCAAGACTGATCTCAAGGCATTGGCGATCAAGGAACGCATTCAAAAGTTACTCTGTCTTTCCATGAACAGTCTTGGTCTGGTACACTGCCGGCTTGGTATGAGTCTTGGTCGCTTCCATATTCTTGACGGCATATGGATCTGGTCCACTTCCGTCATCTTCGTGTTCGTGAAAAGTGGCGCCGAGTGCTGCCAAATCATTTTCTTCCTGAGTTGGTGTCGGCTTCCCCTTCATTCTCTGGTAATATTCAGCCATCGTGTGCTCTTGAGCCTTCTTGTTCTCCGCGAGCTGCTTCTTGGCATGATCCGTGGCTTCATCCGCCATGTTACTCTCCATGTATTTTGAAAAGAACCTCGCGCGAGGATTCGCGCGAGGCCAAGTCGCGGGAGATTACCAGGTGACGCTGGTGGTGAACGCCACGGTGCCCGCGCGACGCTGAATCCAGTTCAAGGGAAGAACCATCCTCAGCGCAATAGAATCAGTCTGGAACAGCGAGCGCTGCGGAGCAGCGACCGTGCTCGGAGATGCCACCAATTCCAATGGGGTAGTGTCTTCCATGTGGAGCGTGGCCTGATCACTCATCTCCATCCTCGGAGCATCACCACCTACCACCACGAAATCAGCCGCGTCGACCAGGATCATGGTCTTGGCAGTGACGGTCTGAGAATCGATGATCGGAATGCCGTTCAAAGTCCCACCGCGAATCTCATCGCGGAACGGGAAAATGCCAGTATTCGTCGCTGACAACATCGATGCACGAAGCATGTCAGTCTGGTTAACGATCCAAACCAAGCTTCGAATATTGCCATAGGTCGCGGCACTGATCGAGTTGATCAATCCAACCACGTCACCGATGAAGGCCGCAAGGCCACCACCAGCAGTGGGCGTGGTTACAGACACGCCATTGAGCAAACCGGCCGGCCTGATCGCGGAAGCCGCATTGGCATCGATCAAGACGGTATCGATTGCCACCGCGGTGTCCTGCTGGATAGCGTCCCTGAGCAGACCCTCGATCGCGGGAATGGAATGATCATCCATTTCCCTGGTCCAGGTCGTGATCACGGCCATCTTCTTCGGAGTCAAGGTCTGGGTCGTGAATGCGCCCTGACGAACCGGAATGGGAAGACCTTCACCGACGAATGATCCAGAGAGAGTGGGCGTGCGAGACCTCGTCGGAATGACGATTTTTCCATAGGACCCGAAACTCAGACTCAATCCCCTCGCGGCAAGCCGAGGAAGGATCGAGTTGGGCATCAGCAATGGCATCAACGCGGCCCAAGTGGTCTGAACGAGTTCTGCCGCCCATCCAGTCACCGTGGTGAGGGCCGGAGCCGAAGCCGCACGAAGCACCAAATCCGCAATGAGCTTGGTCGCCTCGTCCTTGTATTCCGGATGCCGTTCGGCGATCTTGTTCCTGGCGGCTTCCAAAGTCGACCCGTTGGCCTTGGCAAAATAGGCCAGCGTTCCTGCCTTGACGAATAGTTCAATGATGTCGATGTTGTCCTTCTTCAAGCTCTTGATCACTGTGGGACTCGCGACGTGAACCGGAGAGTCTTGACGATGAATAACAGTGGTGCTGAGAGCCCGAGAATTTTCTGGTTCGGTACTCCTTGCCAACAATTTCTCCGAA